CGTCTCTCAACGGGCACCCACGCAGTGCAATGACACCTATCATTCTCGAGAGAGAATGATACTCCCCGTGAGGGGTCCAGAGGAAAGGATTCAATGGCCTTTGAAGCCAAACCAACGATTCGCCGTAGGAGTGTTGAATCAAACATTCCTGACGGCAACTCTAAGGTCACACAGGTCTTGCCCTTCGGGGCAGGAACTATAGTAACCAAGGGGAATCGAAAGTACCCGGCTATCAAAGGGATACAGGAGACTGTATCGACAGGCAATCCTTGGAGGACGCGTGATAAGCGTCAGCTCCAGGATATTGGTGGCAACTTCTTTACCACTCGCCAGTTCGTAGAGTTCCCCGTTCAAAAACGGAGGATTCTAAGTCCTTGGCAAAATGTGTCAGGAAGTCAGTACCAGGAAGATTATTCCGGTCCTGTGCTACCAGTTACACCGGGCAATCTGTTTCCCACTTCAATCCATAGCAGCAATGCTGCATTGGAGCAGAAGGGGGCAACAGCGGTTGCTCGTTGCAAGCCTACCAAATCAGCCGCTGAACTCGGGACGGCGCTTGGCGAGCTCTATAAGGACGGTCTTCCGCACCTTATAGGGTCTCAATCCTGGCGTCGTCGTACTCTTGGCAGCCGTGAGGCTGGTTCAGAGTACCTGAACGTAGAATTCGGCTGGAAGCCGCTTGCTAATGACGTCAAAGAATTTCTAAATGGCGTCATACATGCTCAAAAACTGTTGAATCAGTATGAGCGTGATGCAGGTCGGCTTGTCAGACGAAACTACGAGTTTCCCATTGAACGAACGTACACGGAGCAGAAGGGCACAACTGGTCTAACTTTTACATTGGATCAGGGGTACCTTCAGCAACCGGGTGCGCAAGGCATGTACGACAGAGTAACAGAGACTATGAGAAAGACCTGGTTTTCCGGGGCTTTCACATACCACCTTCCGACGGGCTACCGAGCCCGTAAGGAGATGGACCGGCTCTCCCTTCTTGCCAAAGAAGTACTTGGCTTGAAGGTGACACCGGAGGTTCTGTGGAATGTCGCACCATGGTCCTGGGCCATCGATTGGTTCAGCAATACCGGTGACGTTATCTCAAACGTCTCGGATGCTGCCAACGTTGGTCTGATTATGCGGTACGGTTACATCATGGAACACACGCGTGTTTCCGTAACCTACAAGCCAATCTCGACATCCTTATGGGATAAGTCGATAAGGGCTACGCCTATCACCTATGTCACTGAGACTAAGGTGAGACGGCGCGCTAATCCCTTTGGGTTTGGAGTTTCATGGTCGGGTTTATCACCCTACCAACTCTCCATAGCTGCGGCGCTTGGCATCAGCAGGCGTTGACGGCTAGTTGTTACACTAGCGTAAAACACCGACTGTTTTGCGAAAGCAAGGCAGTCCAAAGAAAGGAGTGCGCTTATGGCGTTCTCAGACCCGCAGTCCATTACCATCTCGGCAGTTACGACTCCTCTTCCCCGTACAACTTCGGGGGAGAATAAGTCGGTCTACCGGTCGGCTGATGGGCTACTTCAGCTATCTGCTTCGTCTCAGTATGGTGCGAGACGTCGACAGGTGCTGCGGTTCGATCATTCGAAGATTGCCGCGGATCCGTATACCTCTGTCAACAAGAAGTTTTCGATGAGTAATTACATCGTCTTCGACTTGCCTGACATTGGCTACACGAATACCGAGGCGTCAGCGGTGTATACAGGATTCAAGACCCTGTTCACCGCATCTTCTGACGCACTCATCACCAAGCTACTTGCTGGTGAGAGTTAACGGATGGGAGCGGCCAATGGGTGCGACCCTGAAAAGGGTCGCGTTGGCCAGGAAGAGTTCCGTGAGGAACTCGACCATCTAGAGGACCTCGTTCTGATTGCCGAAGTTATTGGCATTCTTTGCGGAGTCACTCTGGCTACCATCATGATCGGCATGGCTGCCGTACTAGTTTTGACTTATCTCTAGTACGGACTGATCAGCCATACGGTTTGAAGATGGCCATAGGCTAGGAATACCGACCCCCTGATTAAGGAGGCAGTATGAAAAGCCTATTGTCACTCTGGAGTGGGTTGGCATGTGAGATCGCCAACCAGTGTCGCACTAGCGCCGCGCATGACATTAATACCGTCATGCGTCGGACCGAACATGAGGGGCTATCGTTTCTCATGATAACCCTACCAGAATTCGGAAAAAGCTTCGAAAGAAGCCTTGACCGAGGCCTGGTTGATC